TATTGATTTCTCTCCAGGCGTATATCTTAAAAAATATTCATCATACTCTTTTGTTCCGCGTTTAGGTTTTAATTCAATAAATTTTTCTGCTCTTTTTTCACGTATTGTTTGTAAAATTGTTTCTGTGCCATAACATTCAGAATTAAATCGTTTTAATAATCCTTTATTAACAAGTCTATTTTTAGACTGAACTGTAAATAAATACTGTGCCATACATAAAATTCTGTCTTTTTCGTAATATGGTCGGTCGGCATAAATAAAAGCCAAATAGAGATTTAACATAGTATCAATAGTGGCGATTTTTACTGTATCATTTTTAACCCTAAGTGTATTATAACTATGACATCCCAATGGTTCATATATAAAACAGACGGATTGATTGCCTACTGCGATTTCATAATGTGGCGCAATGATTTCACCTGCTCCGGGTTTTTTATAAATTTTAACATTTTTAACGCCAGCCGAAGTAAGTTGTTCTTTAATATATTTTGCGGATTCTTCGGGTGTTTCGGATAAGGCATCAAAATCTGGATTACTTGATTTATTTTTTTGTTGTTTAATTGATAGATATTTTCCATATAATTCACATGCATATCCGCCAAAAAAAACCAACCCTTGGTCAATAATTGCTTTTTTAACCAATCCATATAAAGATAAGGATAAATCTTTATCGCCTTCAAAATCGCGCATAAATTTTACAGATTCGCATCTTTGTTTTTTAATAGGATAATGCTTATTTAACAAAGCAAGACGTTTAAATATTTTTTCCCAGCGCGCAACTTCGCCTTCGGGGCGAGACAGTTCTTTATACACATTTAACCGCAATAAATTCGCAGGGGCATATAAAATTCCACTAATTTTAATTGCTTCCTTTTTCACTGATAAAAACAATTTTTTTTCCATTTGGGTAATATCTGCGATAGGTATAAAATGAACTTGAACTTTAAAGGTGCCGTGATGCATACCGGCTTTTGCTTCCACGTCGTCATACCCTAATTTTGAATAGATATCGGCTAATTCTTTTGCGTCTTCTAAAGCATTTGGTGAATAAAAATCATAATCAGGCACTTCTGTATTTTTGTCGTAGAACTGGTCTTTTTTTGGGAGTATATTATTTAAAGCGGTTCCTCCATAACATATAAGTTGTTTTTTACGTAAAAAGTTTTCTAAAACTTCAATAATTTTTGTTATGATGGGTGATTGCGCAACCTTTTTTTTAGTTGATTCTTCTATTTTATCTACGGAATCTCTGAGTATATCTAGTTCTTTCTCTTCAAATGTTTTTTTTTCTACCTTACATTTTTCAGGCATAATTATATATTTATGAGAGAAAATATATAATTAATTAATATATATAAAATTGAAATAAAATAATATAAGAATTAATTCAGAACACTATATAATGGAAGCCTATACAAAACAAACACGCGAAGAACTCATCGCAATTTGTAAGGATAATAAAATTAAAGGTTATAGTAGCATGAAGAAATGTGAAATAATTCAATTATTATTGACATCAGCACCGAATATTAGTATTCCAGCACCGAATATTAGTATTCCAGCACCGAATATTAGTATTAGTATTACAGAAAATAATACAAGTCAACTAAAAATGATTGATTTATTTGCGGGAACTGGAGCATTTACAAATGCTTTTGAAAAAACAGGGAAAGTTCAATGTGTATTTTCAAATGATATGGTTGAATGGTCAAAAAAAATTTATGATGAAAATTTTAATCATAAGCTTACACTTGGAAATTTAAATGACATAAAAGTTGAATTAATACCCAATCATGATATTTTAACAGGAGGATTTCCTTGCCAGCCCTTCAGTATCGCAGGAAAACAGGAAGGGTTTCAAGATGAACGTTCAAATGTATTTTGGAAGATTTTATCTATCATTGATAAGCATAATCCGTCATGCGTTATTCTAGAAAATGTTAAAAACTTAGTATCTCATGATGAAGGTAAAACGTTTGAAATAATAAAGACAAATTTAATGGACCGTGGCTACCATATTCGGTTTAAAGTGCTTGATACTTCAGAAATTACCGGCATACCTCAACACCGTGAGCGAATATACATTGTTTGTATAAAATCAAAGGAAGTATTTGATAAGTTTACATTGGATTTTCCAAAGATAACAAAAGCTTCTATATCATCCTTATTAGAACCGGTAGTAGATGATAAATATTATTATACAGATAAATCGTCCACATGGGATTTAGTTAAAAGCAGTGTTATAAAAAAAGATACTGTATATCAATATAGACGGGTGTATGTTCGTGAAAATAAGAGCAACGAGTGCCCAACATTAACCGCAAATATGGGTGGAGGCGGACATAATGTGCCATTAATATTAGATGATAAAGGAATAAGAAAATTAACACCACGTGAATGTTTTAATTTTCAAGGGTTTCCGGCCTCTTATAAATTACCCAATATATCAGATACAAATTTATACAAATTAGCAGGTAATGCGGTTTCGGTTCCGGTGGTTGAACTTATTGCGAAGCGACTGATACCGTTATTGGTGGCGTAAATATGCCTTCAAATGTCCCTTCATATACTTTTACACAATGGTCTGATATTTGAGGGTATAAATTGTCCCATGCTATATGCGGACGTTTGCCTTGTAAACATTGGTCCTCATGCGTGTCTTTTTTATTCATTTTATTATTTTTCCACTCACACGATTCACTTGTTAAATTAACACGCCATAGGATAAATATATTATTAAACCAACCACGCATATCAAAGAAATATATAACTGAAAATTTTTTAGTAGGTCCAAATGAGGATGGTCCGTCTGAAGTAAAAGCTTTTACTTCAGGTGGTGAATTAACGCTGTATTTTTCTGACCATAGGTCTCCTTTTAATTTAATACCTTTCATTTTAATGCTTTTTGCCCATTTACATGTTGGATCGTTATCATAATTTTGTATAATAAATTTTACCATATTTTCGGTCACGTCTTCTGGTGGATTTTGGTGTCTAATTGGTAATCCTGTTGTCTCTATAATTTCCGAGGTCTTAATATATATAATACGATACATATCGTACCTAATACGCAATACATCTTGCGTATATCTATCTTTGCTCTCATCTTCCTGTTTTGCCTTTTTCATCGCATCGGCTTTTTCCTTTTTCTCTTTTTTTTCGGCGTCGGCTTTCTCCTTCTTCGCTTTCTTCTCAGCGTCCGCTTTTTCTTTTTTTTCCTCTTTATTATCTTTTGTTTGATTTTTCTTCTCCAAATTTATTTTAAGTGTATCTGATAAAAACGTTTCTTGAGATGTATCCATTGTGAATATAGTAATTTAAATATTATTTTATTTATATTTTTATTATTTCAATTTTATGAAATAATAAAAATATAAATAAAATAATATTAAATAGTAAATCAGTATAAATTTATATTGTAAATGAATAATAATCGGAAGTAACAGGTCGTTCTTTGTATGAATATTCTTCGGGAGGCGGGTCTGGCAAGGGTATAGTAACCGGAATAAACCTTAATTCTGCCGGTTTAAGCACAAATGCGGTGCCGGCGTCATCAAATGTTTCGTCATAAAATTCCATATTTGAATCAAAATTCTGAAACGACATCCCGACAAATTGACAACCGTATTTCATTGACAGAGCACCCGACGGATTATTTGTTTCTTGTGATAAATCAGGTATACAAATAGTCATATTTTTCTTATTAAATTCAATTAACTCCTGCATATCTGGCGTATACTTAACATCATGAAATCGTAAGCAGCGCATATAAACTGAATTACTTGCAATATTAACGTATTCATCTAATTTTGTTGTTTCAAATAAAGGATTTGTTTTATCTACAATTAATACAATCTTGCCCATTAGATCTTTTATAGGAGTCGTTCCAAAATTTTCTCCTCCACTCTCATAACTATATTTTTTACCTAAAATACGGTTTTCTAATATGGTAGAAATATTATCGGATATCTTATCATAAATTATACTATTATTGCTCATAATTCTTAAATGAATAATAAGAGGGTCATTTGGATTTGGACAGGTACTGCCAGCAAATGCGTAATCGGAAATGATTTCCATTGCCTGTGAAAAAGGGATAGTATTATATGATTCTTTCAAGAAAAAATCTTGTTGAGTAGAAACAGCAATTACTGGTTGATTATTAAGAGAAAATACTTGAAAATCTAAACATCTGGCTCCTTGTTTTATACAATCTTTTAAAGCACATAAATTTACAAAATCATTTTTATATTTTCCTGCTGAGCAACAATTATAAGCAGTTTTTATATAATAATCACGGAGATTAAGACCAAATTGGTCGCTATTTGGATTTATAGATTTAATAAGAGGAAAATCTTCATATAAAGCATTCATATAACTACAATTTTTTTTATTAAGTCTTAGTTTATTTATTATCCAAAGTATAACTGATAATATAATTAATATAAAAAAAAATATGGCACTTATTATAATAAATCCTTGATTACTTTTTTTGTAAGACATTAAAGTATCCATTCCTATTTATATTAAACATTTATTTTTTATAAAATTAAATGTTTAATTTTTTTAATATTTTGTATAAAATAAGTTTATATAATAAGTTATTAATATTTTATACAATAAAATATAGTTAAATAATATTAGCATTATAATATAAAGATGCCTGGGGGATTATTAAATTTAGTTTCATATGGAAATCAAAATATAATACTTAACGGTAACCCGTCTAAAACAATGTTTAAATTTGTTTATGCTAAATATACTAATTTTGGTCTTCAAAAATTCAGACTGGATTTTGATGGTGCTAGAACATTACGATTAAATGAATCTTCTACATTTGATTTTAAAATACCTAGATATGCGGATTTATTAATGGATACTTATTTAGTGGTTACCTTGCCGACTATATGGAGTCCTATTCTGCCTCCAATGGATTGTTCCGGTCAATGGTTACCATATGAATTTAAATGGATAGACAATCTAGGGACACAAATGATTAAACAAGTGCGTTTTGTAGTCGGCGGACAAACAATTCAGCAATTTTCAGGACAATATCTTTATAATTTAGTAGAAAGAGATTTTAGTGAAACCAAGAAAAATGTATACTATAATATGACTGGAAATGTTCCTGAACTAAATGACCCGGCGAACTCTGGAACACGAAATAATGTTTATCCTAGTGCTTATTATACTACTGCTCCAGAAGGACCGGAACCGTCAATCCGTGCTCGTAAATTATATATACCACTTAATATTTGGTTTACTCTCGCGGCAAAAATGGCGTTTCCCTTGGTAAGTCTTCAATATAATGAGTTACATATAGAAGTTGAAATCCGACCAGTAAATGAATTGTTTGTAGTGCGTGATGTAAGTAATCCCAGCGAAATGTGTTATATTCAACCGAATCAAAATGATACCTTATTTCAGTTTTATCGGTTTCTACAGCCCCCGCCTATTCCAACTACAGCTGGATTAAATTATACAGATAAAAGAACAAACTGGTCGGCCGATATACATTTAATAAGCACCTATGCTTTTCTTTCGGAAGATGAAGTGAAGGTTTTCGCAGCGGAAGACCAAAAATATTTAATTAAAGAAGCTTATCATTATGATTTTAATAATGTAACTGGTTCAAAAAGAGTTGAATTGGATAGTTTAAGTATGGTTGCCAATTGGATGTGGTTTTTTCAAAGAAGTGATATTTCTTTGCGAAATCAGTGGTCTAATTATAGTAATTGGCCATATGATTATTTACCATATGATTTAATAAATCCTCTTACAGCAAGCGGAGTTTATAATATGCCTCTTACTTGTGGGCTTGTTAATAATTATACCCCAGGAACAGACCCCTCTGGAAATGTTGATACAAAAATATTTATTACCGGTGATTACAACGATGCGAATCAAAAAAATATTATGCAAAGATGGGCCTTAATACTTGACGGTAAATATAGAGAAAATGAGTTTGATGCTGGAGTATTTAATTATATAGAAAAATACGCCAGAAGTTCTGGAAATTCGCCCGATGGACTATACTGTTATAATTTCAATCTCCAAACAAATCCCTATGATTTTCAACCGAGTGGAGGAATGAATCTTAGCAAATTTAATCAGATTGAGTTTGAATTTACGACATTTCAACCACCGTTAGACCCAAGTGCTCAAGTACAAGTTATTTGTAATGAAAATGGTGGAGGGCCAATTGGTGTAAATAAACCAACCTGGCGTATATACGATTATAATTACGACCTTACAGTATTGGAAGAGCGATACAATGTGCTTACCTTTTCTTCGGGTAATGCCGGATTAATGTATGCTCGGTAAAATTACACAAGGTAAACTTTATATATTATAATCTACTATTTCTAGCAATATAAAAATAATAAACTGCTATTAAAAAAAATACGAATGACACAATGTATTCTAATGTGCTCTCATTTAATTTTTTATTAATAATTGCGCCAACATATGCTGCTAAAAATGAAGTTATAAATAGTATTAATGCTATTTTTGTATCAACTTTATCGCGTTTATAGTAATCTATAACTGCTAGTAATGTTGCTGGCGGTAGAACGGCTAATAAAATAGTTCCTACGGCAGTTTTATAATCTTTTATTATTCCTAATAATAAAATTCCAGGAAGCATAAGTGCTGATGCGCCTAACCCTAAAGCTCCTCCTATAAGTCCTCCCAATGTTCCAACTAGTATTGCTAGTAATATTCTCAGCATTAATAATAATAATTATTTTAAATTATTATTATTTGTTTTTTGTTTATATTTTATCCTTTTAAGCCTAAATTAAAAATTTAAGCTCGGGCAGCGGCGGCCGAGGCAGATGCGGCGGCACCAGCAGCACGGGCAGCCGAGGCGGCACGGGAGGCAGCGGCACCAGCGGCCTTAGACGCAGAGACTGCCTTGGATGCGGACGCACCACGGGCAGCAGAGGCGGCACGACCAGCAGCCTTAGCGGCGGAGCGCGCAGCCTTGGCGGCACGACCGGCAGCCTTGGACGCAGATCTCTTAGCAGCCTTGGACGCAGATCGCTTAGCGGAACGCTTAGCGGAACGTTTAGCGGAACGAGCTCGAGCACGACGAACTTTCATTGACTTTGCCATTTATATATATATTCAATATAAAAATTTTATGAAACTGTGGTTAAATAAAATGGCTAAATAAAATGCTAAATAAATGGCTAAATAATTCAATGGCTAAATAATTCAATGGCTAAATAATTCAATGGCTAAATAATTCAATTAATTATATAAAAATAATTAATTTATAATAAAAATAAATGGCTAAATAATCAAGAAATAAATGCCTAAATAAATTACTAAATAAATTACTAAATAAATTACTAAATAAATTACTAAATAAATTATTTATTACCATATTGTATCATTATTATGCCACCACATTCCATCGCCCTTTTTAATATTAAAAATAGTCTTAAATAATTCCAAACGTGCTAAAGGACAATTACATCTATATTTTTCTAAAGGATGAGGATTCATTTTAAGTTGTGCTTTAATAGCGCTTTTATATATTTTTTGTCGGCCCTGTAACGCGACTTGCATATAAAATTGTTCTAATGATAATTTCATTATTCTATAATATAAATCATTACCTTTATTGAACTCTATCAAATATTCTTCTACTAAAGATAATCCGGAAATATCTGCTAAATCTTCTCCTACGCCTAGTTCTGCTTCAAACTTTATTCCGTCACGTTTTGCGAATGTTTCGTATTGATTTACTACATCCTTTATTTTTAATTTAAAATTTTTTCTATCTTCATCGGTCCACCAGTTATTTAAATTTCCATTTTCATCATAATTACTACCCATATCATCAAGCGAGTGGGATAATTCGTGACCAATTGTATATCCAATAAATACTAAATTATACTCCATACCACGTTCTTTTAAATCAATAAACGGTGGTTGTAGATAAGCTCCAGGCACATATATAGAATTACTTGTTGGGCGATAATATGCGTTTACCATATAATTTTGCGTTCCCACCAATTTAAAATTCTGCCAATCAAACTCAGGTATATCAATTATATTTTTTCCTTCTAATTTGACATATTTATTATGTTTCCATTTTCCAAGTAAACGCATATTCTCCCAGGGATCATCTTTTGAATAGTTTAATAAGGGGTCATATCTTAATTTTCCAGGATTGCCTACAAATATTTCAAGCTTTTCTAATTTTTTAATAGCGGTAGCCTTTGTTTTTGAAGAAAGCCACGTGTTCCTTTTTAGTTTTCGGATAAATAAATATTTTAAATCTTTTACTAATCTTTTTACATAACTTTCGTATACATGATTTTGATTATGTTGTGTATATTGTTCTGTTAAAAATGTATTAAAACAAAAAGACAACGCATATATCGGGTATATTTCAGCAGGAGTAATTATTGGCTGGCCTTCTAATGTTTTTTTAAAAAAATTATAATGAATGTGTCTTAAAGAAGTTTCAAACCGAATAAGTTGTCTATAATGTATATATAACCAATAAGTTTTCCATTTAGGCGTATTCCAATTTTTTTTATACAATTGGGTCATGCACTTAAGCGCATTTAAACTAGAAACTATCACTTTTTTCGGTGGTGTTTGATACCCTAATAATTTTGTAAAAGTAGTCCAATCAAAATCAAATTTTGTTTTCAATTCATTGGCCGTAACCACGTTATAATTGTTTGGGTCTTCTTTTTTAAAAGTATCACACCCCATTGCTTCTAACATATCATATTCAATATCCCATATATCTTGTGGGTTGTAGCCATGATTCTTTCCCAAACAAGCAGTAAAAACTTCATCTACATAGACAAAAAAGTTATCTTTTACAAATTTTTTATATTGCCTTGTTTCCTTATCCTCCTCGGGGTCATCAATATATATAAGATAATCATAAATACTTAATTGTGGGGGAGATAAATGACTTATATATTTTTTTACATTTTTTTCGTCCGGTAATAAGGACCATTGAATTGGCGCACCCCACGAAATAATTTCATTTTGATTTAAATCTACTAATAATCCATACATATCATTTTTTTTTATATAATCATTAGTTTCGTCTAATATATTTTTAGCATTTCTCTTAATAGACTCAACATTATTTGTAGTTAGTGATTCATATACATTTTTTATTGTGGTTGCTTGTTTTGAACCATGATTATCTTTTATATATTGTTTCACATAACCAATTAATTCATAATATACCTTTTCTTGAACTATTCTGAAATTATCTATTTCTACATAGAATTTTTTATTTTTTTCTTCATCAACTTGTTCAAGCCAATCATTATTTATAAATGTATAAAAATCATTTTTTGTTAATTTAGTTTCATAATTTAAATCTTTTTTTGAAATTTTTGTAAATTCCCTAATTAATGTTTTTTTAAATTCCTCAATGTCTCTTAGATAATATGGTTTTTTACTCAATTCTATTTCATATTTTTTTGTAAAAACATTATCCTCAACATCTATGTATTTATCAGATTCGCATATATGCGCTAATTCTCTATTTGAATAAGATACCTTTTTTGTTGTATTTTTATTTAATTTTTTTTTTGGCCGATTGTGTATTTTCTTAGTTTTTGAAACCATCTATCTATTTATTTATATTATCTAAATATTTTAATATATGTTATAATAAAATATTTAGATAATATAAAATGTCTTCTATCCAAGATAAAGTATTTCAAAAGGAAAATAATGATACAAAAAAAGGGGAGAGCAATAATTGGTATGAATTTTTTTTGTATTGTGTTTTATTTTTTGTGGTAAGTTTATTTATCATGGTTTTAGGCTCTAATTTTATTTTTATCAGTAATACAGATGATTCAATTATAAATAAAATACTTCCAACAAACATAAATTCTTATTTCAAACCAGAACAACAAGATGGAGGAGGAGGATATTCTTGTGGAATGAAAGGTAAATTTGGTTTTTCTAATTGGCCATATTCTATGCGTAAATCAAACGCAAATACTAAAGGAATAGTACAAAGTTTTAAAAACTGGTTTGCTAATACAATTGCTGAAACATTTATTATGAATAGAACATTAACAAAAAAATGGGTAGAATTATTTTCTCCAATAAATAATGCTTTTCTTATATTTTTAATTGCTATAATAACAATTGCGATGGCGCCTCTTGTTTACATTGGTAGTTTAGGCACAGCTTTATTTAATGCGTTTAAAACCGATTGGAGGTGGGGATTAGTGTCATTCTTTCTTATATTTTTATGGCCATTTATAATTAGTATTTCTCTTGTTCAGTTATTACAATATATATTTTTATTTTTATTAATGCCTGCTATTACTGACTTAGATGTTCTTAAAGATATAATGAAATGTAATATAAACACATTTTTTATATTTTTTGGTGGATTAGTTTCTCTTGCATCATTACTATCATTAAATAACACAATAACAATTGTTTATACATGTATATATTTGTTAATGAATATTATTTCATTAATATAAATAATAAGAACTAATAATAAATAAAAAATAAATAAAAAATAAATAATTACTATTTTAAACATATAAATAATAATTATTATAAAATATATTAATGCCACAGAAAAAGTCGAAAAATAAAATAAAAAATTATAAACCATTTGTAAGTGTATGTACACCTACCTTTAATAGAAGACCCTTCATAGAATACATGATAAAATGTTTTAATCATCAAGATTATCCAAAAGATCGGATGGAATGGATTATAATTGATGATGGAACAGATAAAATCGGCGATTTAGTTAGAGATATTCCAGAAGTTAAATATTTTCCATATGATAAAAAAATGCCTCTAGGAGAGAAAAGAAATATAATGCATGAAAAATCAAAAGGAAGTATATTGGTTTATATGGATGATGATGATTATTATCCACCAACGAGAGTCTCTCATGCGGTTGAGCGGTTAAGAGCGAACCCAGACGCGCTTTGTGCTGGTAGTAGTGAAATTTATATTTATTTTAAACATATAAATAAAATGTATCAATTTGGACCATATGGCCCAAAACATGCGACAGCCGGAACTTTTGCTTTTAAACGGGACCTTTTAAAAGACCATTCTTACGAAAATCATGCGTCATTGGCTGAAGAAAAAGCATTTTTAAAAAATTATACCGTGCCCTTTGTCCAATTAGATCCTTTACATAGTATATTAGTTTTCTCTCATGACCATAATACATTTGATAAAAAAAAATTATTAGACAACCAGCATCCTAATTTTGTAAAGGAATCATCAAAAACAGTAGATATGTTTATTAAAGATGCTGAGATTAAGGATTTTTATATGAATAAAATAGAAAAATTATTGGTAAACTATGCTCCAGGGAGACCAGAAATGAAACCAGATGTGCTTAAACAAATACTAGAAATTGAAGATGACCGTAAAAAACAGTTATTGGAATTACAGAAATCACAAAATCAAAACCAAATTGCATTTCAACAAGGAAATAATCCACCTCAAGTGCTTACGATGGAACAAATAATTCAGATATTACAACAACAGAAAAATCAAATTGATTATCTAATTGAACAAATTAAAGGAAAAGATATTGAAATAGAAGTATTGACTAAACAATTAAATATTAGTAATGTATAAATTAAATGAGTCATAGAATTAACTCTTAAATGCTATGGTAAAACAATAATGATTGATGATAATATATATATATATATATATATCAAAAAGTAAATAAAGACTTTTTATTATATATATTATCACTAGAGAGATGGATTATGAACACCGATACCCGAATGGTCGTGAAGATGAGTATGATAATTATTCTGACCGCGATAATAATGAGAAAGATAAGTTTGTGAATCGGGTTAAAAAGCGTGCTTATTACCCATCTAATACGCCGGATTCATTTATCAAGAACGCAATTACCGGCACTGCCTATCCCTGGAAGGTCGGTTCAAAAGATTCTAAGCGTTTGTTCAAAGTAGTGGATACTTTGGGCTTACATGATAAACAAGGAGTTAAGTTGCCTGGACGCAAGCGAAGGTCTGATGTTGGACAGGTCAATCCTAATCCAAATCATCTTTACTATGATTCGCCTGAAGAATTTATGCGCCACCGAAATTGTACAGTTACTCCGGCGCTTATTGAAAGTTGGTTAAAGACAAAAAATGAATTATTTTCTGACTCTACTCAATAATGTGTTTATTCATATATAAAAATATTATTTCTTGCGAGTTAGATATTAAAATACTAATATTATTACACATTTCTGGTATATACCTAATATCATATATAGAATTAACACATAAAACATTTATTTGCATTTCTGAAAAATAAGGGGTATATATTTGTGTTATCCAATCATCACAATACCAATTTTTTATAGATGGATGAAAAAAATAATTAAAAATATCTATATGTTTTCTGCTTACAAATGAATTTTCAATAACATACGGGTTTCCTGCCGAAATTCTCTGATTATAATTAACTAAATTACACGGACCTACTACTCCTATATTATTTTTTAAACTTAATTTTTCTATGAAAATTTTAGACCAATTAGGTGTTTGTAAAATAATATCATCGCCCACTTGAAAAAAATAATCATATTTAATATCTGTAGAATTATATGCTTTCATCGCAAGTTTATTCCAAGCAAATGCAGGGGCATGTTGACATTCGGATAAAATATGAACATTTTTGAATATTTTATTGAGTTCGTCATAATGTAATTTATAAAATTCATCATCATCATCAATTCCTATAAAAAATGAATAATTATATTCTTCATTTTTTGTGTTTAAGAAAGACGGATATATACAATTCATTATAGGCGTGTCTGATAAAGTGTTATATTGTTTGTTTCTAGAACAAACTGGGATAAGTAATGCTATATTTATCATTTATTAATAATAAATATTATTAATAAACATTTATATTATTATTATTATTAATTAATAAACTAATATGCTATCTATATAACTTTTATTATAGCTGACAATTTTTGTTGTTCTATCCATTGTGCTATAACTCATTATTACACGTGAATCTTCTACTATTAATCCTAAACAATATTCAATGCAGATATTTTCAAATTTAAAAGGCGCAGAATACCTCAATAAATTCATATTTTTATCAAATACAACTATTACGTGATAGTAATGCCGCGGGGTTTCATAGGAAACGATATGAATTACAAACCATATTTCATTATTATATTCTGCGCCACAAGTAGAACCACGAGCATATTTAAATAAATTCGGCATAGGTTTTTCTTCAACTAATTCAAGAAGTGTATCATGTTTTTCATTTATTTTACATATTTTTAATGGAAACCAATTATAAACTACACGCAATTCCTCATTGTAATTAAAATAAACCCAATTTTTTTCACATTCAGAAGTTGTATTAAATAAAGGAAATATTTCAGTTCCCTCTAATTTATTTTTATTTTTTATATCATATACGCCATGAGCCATACCTAATTTATTATTTTCATGATAACCCGTTCCTATAAATTTTATAGAATTTTTGTTATCAAATGAATTTAAATTGGCATTAAAAATGCGAACATCTTCAATTCCTATATAAAGTCTATCCACATAATTCTCATTTATTAGGTTTTCGTATACTATATTAAAATCTTTATCAAGTTCAAAATATTTATACATAGATATTATATGTTTTTCACATCCACCATAACCACCTGTTTCGTTAACTTTATAATTAACTAAACGAACATTAAATAAATAACCGTCATTTTCTTTATTAGGAATAACACAACTTGACGAGGAATTAAAATGATAATCAATGTTATTTAATGTATGATTTATAGAAAAACTAAAATCGTGTGTTTTTTCTTGTTTCAATACAAACGTATAGAATTTCATATTAGATAATACATTTCTAAATAAACTTTCATCTGAACAATTATTAAAAATAGTTATTAATTCATCATTTATATTTTTAATTTGTGAATAATATGCTATAATAAAATATTCATAAGCACATTTATAAGTGTATATATCATTTTCTAAAAATAAATAATCATCTTTATTTAACTTTCTATCAATTACCTTTTTTGCTATATTGTAAAATTCTAGTGCTAATTTTTGTTTTCCAATCACTCTATAATATTTAATAATTTGGTATATATTTTCAATTCTTTCTGGTATAATTTGATACGCTTCTAACCAATAAAATATTGCTTCCGCCATATTTCCTAATGCTTGAAATGATTGGCCTATTTTATAATTACTCTGCCATAATTCTTGGTCCCATCCTCCAAGACTAATTCGTTTTTTATAAAATTCTATTGCTTCATTGTATTTACCATTATCTTTATAACTATTAGCCAAATAGAAATAATATCTACAATTATTCGGTTCATCAATTATTCCTTGTGTTAATAATTTAATATCTCTTTCAAATTTATCACCTTTTGCTCCTCCGTCTCCAATATCATTTATGAATAACTCATTTTTTTCTATATTCGCATATATACTATTTGCTGGTGTTACCATGTGTTCATGTGTAACACCTGTATAAGAAAATAAACCATTATTCTTAACTATTCTTACATTTTTATAATAAAACGCATCGGACCCTTGTAAAATAAAATAATAATCTAAATTTAATTTAGATTTATCAAAATTGTTATTATTTACCATAATCATATCAGCATCCAATAATAAAATATAATCGGACATACCAATACAACATTTAAGAGCTAATGTGCGATTGTAGCAAAAATTTTTAAATGGTTCATATACAATTCTTCCTGGAATATTTCTTTCACTAAAATATTTTTTTATTAAATCAACTGTATTATCCGTTGAGCCTGTATCACATATACAATAACAATCAATTATGGGTAATACTGAATCAAACAAACGTGTAATAATTTTACTTTCATTTTTAACAATCATATTTAAACAGATTGTTTTCCCTCCTTTATTATTATATTTTTTAACTTCATTACTTATATCATTTAATGTATAAATACTACTTTTTGTAGGATTAATAATCATATATAAAACTTATATATCTAATCTTTAATATAATATTAAATATAATATTAAATAATATTAATTTTTACATAATATTATTTAATATTTACATTAAATAATATATTTACATTTCTGTTGAAGCAGATATATCATCTATTAACGCGGATTCTTCGTCTACAACAAATTCATCGTGTGTTACGCTTTCCTTATTTGTATATTTATCTATATAGCGATACATTCGGTTTATGTCTAATTTTCCAATATCGTATACATTCAGCATACTGTATATGTCTTCCTCTGAATAATTATTTCGTAAATCTAAAAAATATGAATACGCGTCTTTTTTATCAATGCTAAGTTGTTGACAAATATTTTGTATAAATAATGAATTATTATATTCGGTACTATATTTTGTTAGTACTTTTGTAAATCTAATATCCGATGATGTTGACCTTTGTGTTTTTGTAAAAGTATCATGATACATTTTATTACAATTAAATGTTTTCATAAGTGAACTCATTTCATTAAACAACCATATCTGTTTTTGAAACGTAATTCTATCAATATAATCAGCATAACACATATTATCTAGTTGTTTAGAATAAAAATTAATAGCATCTTTTGTTGGAATTTTATTAAAATTATCAATAATATTTTCATGCCACAATAAACCAACAATAGTTCGGTCAGTTTCATTCATTAAAGTTATATGGTCATTTATATTAAATTTTTCATTTAATAGTCTTTTTGTTATTTCTTTTGTATCATCATTGTATGATTTGGGTTTAAAAATATTTTTTATTAATTCATTTTTTAAAATACTAAAATTATTTTTATATATGTTATAAATGGTTGTTATTTTTCTAAGATCTCCTTGTAAATAATTTATTATATCGGGCAATAGTGTTTTATCTAAATTTGGCATATTTTCATCAATAATACTTTGTATTTGACATTCTGTAGGTGTTTTAAGTTCAAATGTATGACATACCTTCATGAGTTCCTTTATTTTTTTGTCTATATGATAATTGCTAATACAAATTATAGGTATAAATGAAATGTCTTCTAATATTTGTTTTTTTGTTTTCTTTGGCCTAATGAGTTTAATTAACGCATTTATTCCTCCTTTATCTCCATTATTCATACCATCTATTTCATCCATTACTATCGCAATAGATTTAGCCTTCTTTTTAAATAAACTAATTACGTTTTTATCAGACATATTATGTTTGGTTATTGTTTCTATTATAGATTTATTTCTTATATCACCTGTATCATATTTAATAACATCATAATTCATTTCCTTGAGAAGCCTCATTACAAATTCTGTTTTTCCGCTTCCAGGAGTGCCATATACATATATACCCCTTTTAAATGAAAGATTTTTTTTATTCGTTTCAAATTCACTAAGAGTTCTTATAATATCTTTTTCTATTTTCACTCTATTTAATGTTTTATTAAAATTTATCGTATTAAAATTTATATTATTAAAATTTATATGATTCATCATAAGTTTTAATATATTTTTATATTTATACTATTTATATTATTTGTAATAATAGATTTTATATATTTCACTTTCTACATATATTGTGATTTGTAGTAATACCGTCCCATGTTAAATCACACGATTTTGCCCATCTTGATTTATTGCAGAGACCTCTATCACCTGACCAATGAGATGTAGAAAAATTCATGGTTTTATCACATGACGAATTTCCTAAATTCTTCACATTTTTACAAATTGACCCATCCCCGTCTGAACTATCTATCCAGTAATCAGGACAATCCGCAACAACAGGAGGAAATGATAAAGTTGAACGGTTTCTATATAAGGCAATTCCAATTATTAATAAAGTTATAATTAATAAAAATACTGCTACTGAAAGAACTATATCTTGAAAACTACTCATATATATTTATATTACATAATATATTATTTATTAATATCACAATATTTTTCTAGTTTCAATATATATAATAATGAATTGTACAAGTAATAATGGAAGGGTAGATATATTAGGACCAAATACTGATTTACGATTTTCAATGACCGACCGCATTCCTATCAATGAAGCTTCTTCATTTAGAGATGCTATGACTGGTAATTGGAACAATACGGCTTTATCTGATGCTTTTTTTAGTGCTAAAAATATTAAAATTATACAAAATGGCATAAGAGCTGGTGTTTATAAAAAATCTAACGGCAACTATATTATAGGTGAGCAAAGTTATGATGAATTAAAAATAGTAATGAGAAGCATTTTTTTACAAAATTCTAAGAATTTAGCAATAAATATTGCTCAACAAATAGAAGATTTAAATAACATTGTGCTCAAATACACTATTCATCAAGTTTACGGTGAAGCCGATGGTTATATGAAATATAAAATGGACGCTAGCACTTTAGTTGTGCCTATAGCTATGCCTATTTTATCTTATTCAAATGATAAACAGTTAGAATTAAAAAAATGGTTTTAAATTTTAGAAAATATAAATTATAATAATATTATTATAATTTATATGGATCTACCTACTAGAATACCAACTAAATCTACTGGAATATTAAAATTATTTTTTAATAAAACCTCAGCCGATTTAGGTTCCGGTGCGAGGGATATTACTGAATTACAACCGCCGCAAAAACAAGGAGCAAGCACACTCGCTTTGGCTAACTATATTATTAGTATAGGACCTGCTAATCCTTATTATGAAGAGGCTATTTTTTTTAAATCTCAATGGGAATCTGGCAATTGTTATATTTGTGGGTTAAAAATAAATGATACTGGCCATACAATGGAATTAGAACATGTATTGCCTATAGCAGAAGCTCTTGCTTTAACCGGTATAATACAGGAAAATTTGTCAAAATTTACTAAACTTAAACGACTTGAAGACGTTGCCGATACACCTTATGCTAAAAAATATTTATTAGAATACGCACGTTCTCATCGTTGCTGTAATCAAATAAAAACTTCTACAAGTTTTTTATCATTTGATTTAAGCGCACATGATGATATGAAAAAATATACACCAAATTTAATAGGAATTAATAGAGTTTTAAACGATATTTGGGGACAAGGAACCGGCCAAGCAACAAAAAATCCTAGATGGCAAGAAGTAACCTCATGCGCAAATCCTGATTTTAGATCAAAAATTAATAAGATAACTAAACCGACATTTATTGAAAGTAGACGTACATTTATTATTGACAATTACATAACTCCAATTATTAAAGAGATTAATGATTTAATCCGTGGGACAACTTTTAATTTTGCTCAATTAGTATTTTTGGCGAATCAAGCCATGTCGGTTGACCAATCTATCTGGAAAACATTAGAAGGTAAAAAAATGAACGAAGTTAGTGTTGATGAAATATTAAAAAAATTATCTGATAATGCTCAACGATTAGATTATAAATCCACTAGAGACAAGATGATACCCGAATTAATGAAAGTTATAGAGAATATTCCATCATTAAAGGAGAAAGCTATACAATACATAAATAGTAATTTAACCCTATCCGAATCTAGTAAAAGACAAACTACAAGAACTGTTGATAAGAACACTTTATTAGGATTTTTAAATATTGATTATAACTTTTATAAGCAAATATATATTCAAAATATTACGACAAGAAATGAATATTATTCCAGTGTTTTAACTCAAAAGAATGAAGGATTATATGGATTTCAGTATATGTATTATTTATTAACTAACCAAGCTCCTTCTATAAAATTTACAGATAACCAGATTAAGAATTTTACCGATATGATGAATAATGTGAATAATTTTATGATATTATATGTATACATATATATAATTTTTTATAATCCTTTTAAGGATATAAAGAAGGACCAAAAAATTGATAATTCGGCAATAGATTATTCTAATATATCTTTTAAGACCGATATTAGTGAACTATCACAATTTAATTTAGAATTACAAACAAAACAAGGCATGGGTCAAATACATGAAAATTATTGTAGTCAAATATTTTCTAATTTAAATTATGTTATTCAACAGGAGGTTGGAGAAGATAATTATATATATACAGATATTAGAGATTTAGAAAATTATGGTATATTTGTAGCAAAAAGCACAGATGAAATTGTAATTGCTAATGAGCTGATTCGGTTTGCGGAAGTAGCAAACATTGAATACAATAAAGTACTTGATAATTATGTTGATCAACCTGTTAAAACATCAATGGGAGGAGTGAAGCGAAATAATAAATTGTATAAAAAAACCAGGAAAAATAAATCTAAAAACAGAAACCCACAAAAAAAAAACAAAAAACACACAAGAAAATTAAAAAAAACAAAATCCAGAAGGAAATTGAGATATACTAAAAAATATTAGGCCCAAAATTTATTAGGATGACGGCAACTGCGCGAGGGCTAATTTAATTTCTCCTAACGATGCTACGTTATATTTAACTACCAAAGGCATATCATTTTCTAAATACATCTCAATCTGATTACAGAGATTAGTACACTTAATAAAGTAGCCGAGATTTTTAAGCGAAAACTCGCCTTGAATAATTTTGCTCGTGTCTTGTTTTTGAATAAATTCCATACTTCCATCCGATTCGGCACGTCTTATTTCCGCCGTTGCGAATCCACCGACCACTTTAAAAATTAATTCCGCGCCTTCATTCGTAGCAATTGATTTAATCTCAATCTTATCAGATATACATGAAAGATCACGCACTATTTTCTGAAAATCAACCGAAGGCAGATTAAGTACCGATGAAAACTTTACATCAGGGACATCCAGTTCTTCCGTGTCTGGTTCTATTAGACGTAATTTTTGAATCTTATGTTGTTTAATATCACCATTTTCAAATTTTAAACCCAGATATTGAACAATACCATCGGTATAATCCGCTTCTTCAATATAAATCGTTAATGTATCATCATTATCAATAGTATTAATCAGCTTGAACAGATGAAACATGTTTACACCGATAATAATTTTATCCATCTTACAGTCATATACTTCAAAATTTTCGGCATAGAGCGATAAATGCGCCAAAATAGTATGAGATTTATCCATATTAATGATTTTGATTCCTTCCTTTGAAAAAGTAATATTTGTTTCCAGCAGAATATCTTTAAGGGCCGTCATAAGAGTTCTAAAAGGAGCAATTTGAACGGTTTGTATAGTTAAAATATTTTTACTATTAGATAAATTATTACTCATTATATATAACCTTTATTTTTAAATCTTTAAATACTTGTCCCTCTACAAATATTTAAATTAATTATAAATAACGCATTTTATTTATAATTAATATATATTTTATACATAATTATAAATAATATAAATATATTATTGCATTAATACTAATATTTATGGATTCTATAGATACAGCAACTTCTATGGATACTAACACAATGGATAATAACATTATAGATAAACAAAAATTATACAATTTAATAGATGATATTGTAAAAAAATACGCAAATAATGACTATATACTAGGACGACTTTCTAATTATATAGAAAATATTATTCCATCCGCATTAGAGAATGAAGATATCAATCATAAACAACGCGAAGAGAGAAAACAAAAATTAATTACTAATCGGGATGAATTTACACACCGATTTTTAAATATTAATAAATATTTTTATGCTCCCCAAACCGAATTATTTTTATCCTATGATGGAACTCATTTTAAAAATTACAGTGAAGATAATATTCAGCATCAAATTATGAGAACAATTACAAGTGAACAGAATTTAATGGTATGGAAAAGAAAAATTACAAATAATATTATCAAACGCATTAAAGAAATATCACCCTTAACCGCTATACCCGAATCAAAGACGATCCAATTTGCGTTGAATACCATATACCCCTCTATTTTTCAAAGTAGAAATAGTGCAAAATACTTTATAACAATAATAGGCGATTGTATTAATAATAAGGTTGAAAATAATTTTATATATATTATCTCTCCTGCCATAAAGAATATAATCAATGAAATTAGTAACCAATGCTGTACATTTTTTGGAATTTCAAATGGATTTAATAATATAAAATATAAATATTATGACCATCCATATGATAAATGTAGATTAGTAAAAGTAAATAATACTGATAAAAATAAAGTATTTCCAATTCCGCAAAATTTATTAAAACATATGCTAGATTTTTTGTGCGTATGTTCGCATTATTCAAGTAGATATGAAAATGCTGACGGGTTTCTTAAACAATGCTCAGAAACAAAATTAGTTGAACATTCATTTTATTTATTTAAAAATCCATTAGATACAATTGTAGATCATTTTATTGATACAAAAATAAATAGTAGTCCTTCATCTAAAATAGATGATAAAAATATGTTTTTTCTTTGGAAAAAATTTCTAGATGAAAAAAATATTCCCAATATTTCATTTCATGAAAATTTAAAGACTATTTTAAAAAATAAGTTAAATTATGATGGTGTTCATTTTTTAAATGTTACCAGTATACAACTACCATTAGTCACGCATTTTATGAAATTTTGGGAAATGACTATGAGCGAAGATAGCTTTGATGAAGAACCTGAATTAGAAATTGATGAATTCACTACTCTTTTTAAAAGTTGGTTGGCTAAAACAAAAAATATTATGAATATGAATATTAATGAAGGGGCATTGATTGAATTAATACGTCATTTTTATCCTGATGTAGTAATTGAAGAAGATAAATATTTAATACATGTAAAATGTAGTTTATGGAATAAGAGAGTAGAAATCGTAAATTCTCTCTACTTATTCAAACTTAAATGCAATGGTCAATCAGAAGCGTTTACAAAATCTTTGTATGAAGCTTATGAATTTTATTCTCTAAACAATAAACACAATTGTTTGGCGAGTAAAAGATATTTTGAGAAGATTGCTTCGGATATTATTGATGGACACATTGATAGCGATGGCTTAATATCGCCGACCTGGTGGAAATAACAAGCTATTACATCTTTAATAATTAATAATTTTATTTTTACAAGCCAAATTATTAATTTTTGTAAAATTAATAGTAAGTTAAGCCTCCCATTTTACATCTTTAAGTATCTAGATATATAAGAAAAGTATAAAAATACTAACCAAAACGCATTTAATCAAATCATAAATATTATTTTATTTATTATGACAATAAATAAATAAAATAAAAGAAAATATATAATGAGCATTGAGTTAATTGCTATAAGTTCGTTTGTTGTAGCAATTTTAGGTGGAATTGCTCAATGTGCGAAAAAATCTAATTTAAAGCAATGCAGGATGTGTTGTATAGACAGCGATTGTCGTGATGAAAATAAAGCAATAGATTTAAAAATGAAAGAATTAAATGAGAAGATAGAGAAAAATGAAAAGAAAATTAATAAAAATAAAACGAAGTTGGAAAATTTAAAAACTAAAAGAAGATTAAGTAATTTACCTGAAACACCTGATATCGCTTTATCTGAAATATCAATGGATATTACTGAAATATAAACTTATTTTATTTTTTTATAATATATTTTATAATTTCATTGGTTACACCACATTCAAATGCTAATAAATCACAAATTATTTCACTTGATTCTAAATACTTCATTTTTATATCCTTTATATCTTTTTTGCTCAATATTTTTTTTACACCTTTGGACATTTACACCTTTGAACATTTAAAACGCCGATTAAACCTTAAAATAATCGTTAGAACTAGGACATATATTTATGCCTAAGTTATTTACTAGATATATTTTTTTATCATCTATTAAATTTGTAACTTTACCCCATTTCCATTCAACACATTCGTTTTCATTAGGTTTTTCAATTTGTTTTACATATAAACAAGACATTCCTATTAATCCTGTAATACAATCATTCATTTTATAATTTACTGGGTTAAAATAAGGTCCATATTTTAGTACACAATCATAATTTGTATTATGTATATTTTTAATAATATTCATAAAATCACTATTATCATCTAAAATATATCTACCTGTCATTTTTACAATAAAATCAGTATTATTAATATTATATTTGTCTATACAATCTAAAATATCTTGTAATTCTTTTAAACCTTTATTATCTGTTTGGATAAAATTATTTTCAGTATAGTATACTTCACAATCTAATATATTTAAAAATGTATCTCTTTTTCCGTTATTTTCAACAATAATAATTTTGTAATTTTCAAAATTTAAATCTTGTATTATTTTTTTTAATTTATTAATTCCTTCAATATATTGGTTTTTTCTTGTAGAACAATTATTGAATATAGATGTAGTTACAATAAAATAAATCATATTATATTTTAATTATATTTTAATTATATTTTAATTATATTTTAATTATATTTTAATTATATTTTAATTATATTTTAATTATATTTTAATTAAAAATTGAAACGTTTTTATATAATTAATATAATTACACACAATAAGCAAAATAATAACAACACATCAAAAATGAATTTATTCATTCTCTCATTAATTCAGAAAGAAATAGCCCAATATATGATGGATAAACACATTAGTAAGATTTTGTTAGAAGCGGTACAGATGCTTTGTTCGGCAAAACGCGTTCTTTCACCGGATGACGAAAGCAATGAATTATTATATAAAATGGCACACAAAAATCATCCAGTTACTATTTGGTGCCGAACATCAAAGGCAAATTTTGTTTGGACGTTAGATTTAGTAGATGAGATGCATGCTGAATGGAAATACCGATATGCTCATCCTGAGTCAAAACAACACAAATCATATTTGATTGCTCAATATTTGAGAGAACATATGCCTTCCGATAAATCGTTTGAGAAAGAAGGCTTAACACAATTCGCTCTTGCGATGCCAGACCAATATAAAACAGATGACCCAGTTGAATCGTATCGCAATTATTATATGTCAGAAGAAAAACAAAAAATCGCAACTTGGAAAAAATTACGTGAAAAACCTGAATGGTATATTACCGTTTAAATAAAATAAAAATAAAAATAATAAAAAAACATAAATAAAAAATAATATAATTAAAAAATAATAAAAATGTAAAATTTTATTATTTTTTTATAAAATTGTTGTTAAATAAAATACACCCGGCGAGAATCGAACTCGCGCCAACACCTTGGAAGGGTGCCATGATACCATTTCACCACGGGTGCTTTTTTATTTTTATAAATATTTTTTTTATAAAAATTTAACGCAATTTACTTATGCTTGCGCTTACGCTTAGATTTACTTACGCTTAGATTTACTTACGCTTAGAATGACGACGCTTCTTGGTCGCCTTGGAACCATCCTTCTTAACCGCGCCGAATTTACCTTTCTTGGTAAAAAACCCAGCTTTCTCTAAACGTTTCTCTTTCTTGGCGGTATTGTGTTTCTTCAACGAAACATAGCGGTCATGTTTGTTTTTAAACAAATCACTTTTGGTCAGACCACCGGACGTCTTGTACGCAGTCGCGTGACCGACTTGCGCACGGGAACCAATCAACATTTCATACGATTTGCCGTGAACGTGGTATTTGCCATCAGAACTTTTCATAATCTTCTTTACCATTTTATAATATAACGAGAGAAAAAACTACTAAATATATTATTGCTAAATTAATTAATTATTAAATTAACCAAAAGTATTTCTTGGCGGAGGGTTTGAGCTTCTATTTTGTTGTGCGTTATAAAACTCGGTTCTACCGCCGTGGACATATAAGGAATTTATAAGTTGGTAGGATATTCTAAACGCTTGTGATTCTTCGTGTCCGGGAATATTTAAATTTCCACCAAAAGATATACCTTGTTTTGGCATGGGCGGGATTGGACAAAGACATTCATTATTTAAGGGCATAATTATATTATTGATATATTAATTTATATATATTTATTTTATATATATTTATTTTATATATAAATTAATAATAAAATTGAAACCATTTATAATTAATTAAACAAGTATAACTAATAAACTACAATGGCGACTTCTGTTAAACAAAGCGAGATTAAACAAAGTGAATCTAAACAAACCAAACCTAAATCGGCTAAATCTAGTGCTAAAACTGCTAAATCTGCTAATACAGAAATGGTTTCAGAGGAAGATAAAGCTCTCGGTCAAATGTATCAGAAGAAAACGGATAAACAACACGTCTTAGATAATCCCGATACTTATACTGGTTCTATGGAGATGACGGAGTACGATACCTATATTTACGATGAGGAAACAAAAGCAATTATTGCAAAACAAATCACAATTATTCCGGGTCTTTATAAGTTGTTTGATGAAGGCGTTGTGAATTGTCGGGACCACTGCGTGCGAATGGCGCAAATCATTTCATCCGGTTTGTCTGCTACAGGAGTTATTCCCGTTTCATTTATTGATATTTCCATTAGTGCTGACGGCACTATTACTATGCTAAATGACGGAAATGGTATTGATGTTGCTAAACACCCGGAAGAAGACATCTGGATTCCTGAAATGATTTTCGCTCATCTGCGTACTTCTACCAATTACGATAAGGAACAGAAGAAAACCACCGGCGGAAAAAATGGATTCGGGGTTAAACTCGTCTTTATTTGGTCTTCATGGGGACAGATTGAAACGATTGACCACACCAGAGGCCTTAAATATACACAAGATTTTGAAGATAATTTAAATATCATTAAACCACCTGTTATTGAAAAATCGCCGAAAAGTAAAAAGCCTTATACAAAAATCACATTTAAACCGGATTATAACCGTTTAAAAATGACAGGCGGATTAACGCCTGATATGATTAATCTGTTTAAACGCCGAGTATATGATATTGCGGCAGTGACCGATAAGGCGATTAAAGTGAAATATAATGGTGACCTTATTCCGGTGAAACATTTTCAACAATATGTAGATTTATATATCGGCGATAAAACAGAAACAACACGCATCTATGAAGAAGCAAATGAACGCTGGGAGTATGTTGTCTGTTTGGCACCGAAAGAAGAATTTACACAAGTCTCTTTTGTAAACGGTATTTATACTGGAAAAGGTGGTAAACATGTTGATTATATTCTGAACCAAATTATCCGGAAATTAACAGTCTTTATCAAGCAGAAGAAAAAGGTAGACGTAAAACCCAATACAATCAAAGAGCAATTGATGCTTTTTGTGAGATGTGATATTGAAAATCCGACTTTTGAGAGCCAAACTAAAGATTATATGAATACGCCGATGGGCGCGTTTGGTTCCTCTTGCGAAGTCAGTGATAAGTTCATTGAAAAAATCGCAAAAATGGGTGTCATGGAAGCCGCCTGTAAATTAACCGAAGTAAAAGAAAATAAAGAAGTAAAAAAGAAGGATGGAGCAAAAACGAAGAGCGTGCGCGGTATTCCAAAATATATTGGGGCAAATTATGCGGGTACTGAGCGGAGTGAAGAATGTACCCTTATATTATGTGAAGGAGATTCAGCTAAAGCCGGTATTGTATCAGGTTTAAGCACTGAAGACCGTAATTTTATTGGCGTCTATCCGATGCGTGGTAAATTATTAAACGCGCGCGGAGAACCCACCAAAAAAATTATTGAGAATAAGGAAATACACGAATTAATTCAAATTCTTGGGTTACAAACATCAAAAAAATACACAAAAGAAGAGGTGAAAAAAAGTATGCGCTATTCTAAACTTGTCTTTATGACGGATCAGGATTTAGATGGTAGTCACATTAAAGGGTTAGGCATTAATTTGTTTGATTCGGAATGGGCTACCTTATTAGATATTCCTGGCTTCATCGGGTTTATGAACACACCTATTATTAAAGCGCGCAAAGGCACACAAGAAGTGATGTTTTATAATGACGGTGAATATAATAAATGGAAAGCTGACACCGACACAAAAAGTTGGAAAATTAAATATTACAAGGGGTTAGGCACCAGTACAGGAAAAGAGTTTAAGGAATATTTTGAAAATAAAAAAATGGTGAGTTTTACAAGCACTGGAGCAGAAAGTCGTGATGCGATAGATATGGTGTTTAATAAAAAACGCGCAAATGACCGTAAAGAATGGTTATGTGCCTATGATAGAACTGCCTATTTGGATACAAATAAAGAAATGATTACCTATCAAGAATTCGTCAAAGAAGAGATGATTCATTTCTCCAAATATGACTGTGAACGTTCTATTCCAAATGGAATTGATGGTTTAAAAACCAGTTTAAGAAAAGTTCTGTTTACCTGCTTAAAACGCCGAATTACGGAAGGCATTAAAGTAGCACAATTAAGTGGTTCTATTTCCGAACTTACTTGCTATCACCACGGCGAGCAAAGTTTGAATGGGGCGATTGTCGGCATGGCACAAGATTTTGTGGGTTCAAACAACATTAATCTGTTGGAACCAGCAGGGCAATTTGGTACACGTCTACAAGGCGGTGATGATTCGGCATCTGAAAGGTATATCTTTACGCGGTTAATGAAATTAACGCGACTTATCTTTCCAGAAGCTGATGATTGTGTATTAGAATATTTAAATGATGATGGAACCTCAGTAGAACCAATTCATTATGTCCCGATTATTCCGATGATTTTAGTGAACGGAAGCAAAGGCATCGGCACGGGTTTCAGCACGGATATTATGTGTTATAATCCTTTACATATTATTGACTATTTGACTACCTCAATCGCAGGCAAATCAACAGAAGGTATGGTGATTTCGCCTTATTATGAAGGATTCAAAGGAGAAATTACAAGTATTTCAGAAACAAAATATTTAATTAGGGGAAAATACGAGGTCCTGAATGATAAACAGGTGCGAATTACCGAATTACCGGTAGGCACTTGGACCGATGATTATAAACAATATATTGAAGAATTAATTGAAGGCGATAATTCCACAAAAAAGAGTTCGGCCTCTACGCCTGAAAATAAAAAGAAAAAGCCAGTAAGCATGGTAAAGGATTATACCGATATGAGCACTGATACAATGGTAGATATTACTATCAACTTTACCGCTGGCTCTATTAAAGAATTACTCGCAAAAGAAGGCGATCATGGATGTAATGGTTTAGAAAAATTACTAAAACTCTATACGACAAAATCCAATACAAATATGCATGCGTTTGATGAAAATGAAAAACTGGTAAAATATAATACAATTAATGAACTTATTGAACAGTACCTTAAGGTGCGTTTAGCCTTTTATGTAAAACGCAAGGCTTATCAAGTTGAAGCTTTAAAGAAGGAAGCCATGGTTTTATCAAATAAAGCGCGATTTATTAGTGCTATTCTGGATGATACTTTGGACTTGCGACGCAAAAAGACCGCTGTTGTTTCGGCACTATTAAAAGAACAAAATTATGATATTATAGATGAAGACTGCGATTTTAAATATCTAGTGCGTCTGCCGATGGATAGTGTAACAGAAGAAAACGTAGAAAGAATTATTAAAGAGAAGGAGCGAAAAATCAGTGAATTAGAAACCTTGAAATGCACAACTGAACCACAGTTGTGGTTAAATGAATTAGATGTTTTAAAGAAGGAATATACGAATCAACTAAAAAATAAGGAATTAGAAAAAGATACTGCTAGTAAAAAAACAAAAGCAAAAGTAACAAAGAAAGATGCACAGAAAGTCAAGTTGGTTATTTCAAAGTAAGTTATAATAAACTAACATAAATAAAATAACATGATAAAGTAAAATAAATATATATATTTTTTATTTTATATATTTAATATTTTATATATATTAATAATTTAGATACTTAAAGAAAACATGAAAAAATTTATTCAAAAGAGTTTTGTAAAAATGGAAAAAGGACATTTATAAATGTCCAAAATGGACTTTTGCAAAACTCTTTTGAATCAAAAAAAGTCAAAAAATGGATTTAGACCATAATGGTCTGTTTTTCAAAATTTTATAAAATGTTTGTGATTGTAATATTTTTTTATAAAATTAATTTAAATAACTAAAAGTATTTAGGGGAAAAATAATATATCTTCATAAGATATAAATGGATAATGAAAACTTCCCAAAAATCCCCAATTTATCAAAAATTTATGAATGTATAAGTTGTAATATAAAAACACCTAATAAAAAAGATTACTCCAAACATTTATTGACTACAAAACATTTAAAAAAACAAAATGGATATGAAAAGATAAAGGAAAATCCTATATTTCCCTGTGAATGTGGAAATATTTATAAGCATAGTTCTGGTTTATGGAGGCACAAAAAATTATGTAAGAATACAGATTATACTCTTGAAAATAATATATTAGACGCTTCATCAAATGAAATTAAAGTATTAACAAATATAGTAATAGAATTAGTTAAAAATAATACAGAACTACAAAAACAAACAACTGAATTACAAAAGCAGAATCAAGATTTTCAAAAGCAAACAACCGAACTACAAAAGCAGATGATTGATGTATGTCAAAAAATACAACCAGGGAATACAGTAATAAATTCAAATAATAATACTACAAATAATAAAACATTTAATCTTCAGTTATTTTTAAACGAAGAATGTAAGGATGCGATGAACATGTCTGAATTTATTAATTCTATTCAACTGAAGATATCTGATCTAGAAAATATTGGAAAAAATGGTTATGTTGAAGGGATGTCCAACATTATCATCAAACAATTAAACGATACAGATATGTATAAAAGACCAGTTCATTGTAGTGATGCTAAGAGAGAAACTTTATATGTCAAGGAGGAAAATAAATGGGAAAAAGAAACTCAAGAAACTAAACAGATGTTAACGGCTGTGCGGGGAGTCAATAAGAAGAATTTCCAGATGTTAACCACATGGAAAGAGACACATCCGAAATGTATGGACAGTAAATCTAATCAAAGTGATGAGTATATGAAACTAGTCAGTAAAGTAATGGATGGCGATGAAGAAAATATAAATAAAGTAATAAAAAAGGTAGCAAAGCAAGTATTGATTGATAAATGAAATAAGTATAAATAAATTATAATATATAATATAATTTATTAACCATACATGTCTCGCATTTCTCCATAAGTCATCTTACGACCCGTTTGTTCTTCAAATTGTTTCGCACCGTCGGCTAAGATATTCTTAATATTTTTTTCCGTTATAGTTCCAGAGATCAACATATTTTTTGATTTTTCCATTCCTTCTATTTCTAATTTATTTTTAATTTTAGTTAATTCTTCTTCGGTAAAGGGCTTCTTAGTAATCTTTGTTGACATCTTAGTTTAAATATTATATAATAATAATAATATTTAAATCAATTTTATTTATTGTTTAATGTTTGCGGGTTCTGTGCTTGCGGGTTCTGTGCTTGCGCGAGCGCTTGCTCTTCTTGGTGCGCTTTCCACCCTTGGATTTAGAAATATTGCGCTTGATCATCTTTTGCATATCTAACGCAGAGAACATATCAACCGATACCTTCTTTTTGTATAACACATCAGAACCAACATTTTTTGATTTACTGTATCCAGCAGGAGCTTTGGTTCCTTTCGGTAAGGTCAAATAAACAAATTCATCAACTTTCGGCATTATAATATATATAAATATTATTTCTAAAAGTTAATTGTCTATTTACAAAAAACAAATCTATCGCTAAATAATAATCCATCCAATATAAAACATAACGCAGAACCTTGAATAATATTTTTTGTAATAGAATCCTGAAACAATTCAAAAATAATTAAAATAATAATTCCTAGAAGCCAATGATGTATATGATAGTCATCGCAATGTAAACTTCCATTTAAAAATTTCAAATTACATATTCCTATATCATAATTATAATCAAAAAATCGTGGAATGCTATTACATTGATGTGTTTCAAAATTTAATATATTAATTATTAATGTAATAAGAAAACTTATGGCAAAATAATTATTTATTATCATTAACTAATTATTATTTTTTATTATTTAATATGCTTCTTAAATATGCTTCTTAAATATGCTTCTTAAATATGCTTCTTAAATATGCTTCTTAAATATGCTTCTTAAATATGCTTCTTAAATATGCATCCTTGCGGAACAATTCCTTCTATTTCACTTATTGCTGTTGGATTTTGAAAATCCCTATTCATTAACCAAATTTTAATAATACAGAAATTTTTCTTTGGAGAAATGGTAATTCCTGTAATATTTGGACGCAATCGTTTATCTGTTGTTAAACATTCTCCTACTAAAGTATATGATAAATTCTTCCACACCGATGCTACATTTTTATTATTCACTTTATATGAAAAACAACCACCATTTTTATTTTTAGGGTCTTCCCACATAGGCAGAATGCCGTCCCTCATTAAGAATAACATACAATTATTAATCATTCTTTCTGGAATAGTTTCACATAAAGTTATTGCTGATTCTACACTGTTAAATGTAAATATCTTTTTGTAACTTTTAACAGTCCAATCTATATCGTGCGGAAGATGCGCCCATAGTGTCCATTTATCATTTAATAGGTGAAGATTTGAAGAAGTCGGTGCTACAGATAAAGATTTTGCGTCCATTTGGGTTATGGAATGCTCCATATATAATATAGAATCAATTTTTTTTATATCATTTAAATTAATTATATTATGATATAAAATGATTTACCTGTTTTCTCTAAATTGATTATATATATTATAATTATTAACAGCCACGTTCTTGAGTAATGTGTAGGGTTGTGTTAAACTCTTGTTTTGATTCTGTTTCTTCATCTGTTTCACATGCTTCTTCATCTGTTTCACATGCTTCTTCATCTGTTTCACATGCTTCTTCATCTGTTTCACATGCTTCTTCATCTGTTTCACATGCTTCTTCATCTGTTTCACATGCTTCTTCATTTGTTTCACATGCTTCTGCGTCCGTTTCACATGCTCTTTCTCTTTCATATTTGACAATTTCATATGTATCTTTTCCTAAAATAACGCATTGTTCACTATTCATCTCAATAAAATCCATTTTGTTATCAAAAAACCGAATAGAATATTCTTGTTTATTATCTAGAAAATAATTGTGAAACGCGTCCATATACCAAGTTATAAATGGTCTACTAAATATTTTATTATTAATTAAATAAATATTTTGAGTAAAATCTATTAATTTATTTGATTTATCTATAATTATTTGTGGCGCCAAAAAACGCACATTACTCTTCTCAATTTCTTCTATATTTAGTGCTAATTCTTTTGATATTTGATCTCGGATAACCATGAACTTAGGTTCATCTTCTTTATCCAATTCATAAAAGATAAAATCATATGTATTTATTTTACATAAATCAGAATCACTCTTAGAAATTTTAAGAACTTCCTGTCCATTGGATATAAAATGTATATCTACGGAACTATCAGTTCTATCATAAAAATAATTTTTAATTTTATAAATTTTTTTAACATACATATTAACTTTTGTATATGCTTTTAGTCCATACCAACCAATAATATACTTTAATGTTTCATAATCCGGGTTATCCCATTGCCGTAAAAATAAAAAGGTATATAATATAGACGATAACGTTGACAACGCAATAAAAAAATACATATTAATAGTAATAATATGTATTTTTTTTTAAATAGTTTTAGATAATCGTATTCTAATTATTTTTTTTATGTTTGCTGTAATGTGTTTTATTTTTATTGTAATCGCGCTCTTCTACAATGTGCGATTCGTCTCCATAAGTTACTTTTCCAGAACTTGGCGACATTCCGAGCGCAAATAAAAGTAAAGATGATATAATAGTCATCATTATAAACGGAATAAATACAAGAATCCAAGAAATAATTCCTAAACCTCTTTCACATAAGAAATTTAATACAAATGAAAATCCGATCATTAATGTAAATTTTAAAATTGCCGTATTGTACATGGTTTTAAATATATCTATAATTATCTGTGTAGTAGAAAAAATTAAATATAGTATTACCGGTGTGCATAAATTTTCAATCATATATAAATAATATTATATTTTAATTTATATTTTATTTTAGTTCAAAAAATTCTATATTTTTATTTATTCTGGGTCCAAAAATGTATCTACCTGATTCTTTGCTGTCTCTTCTATCCATTCATACAAAACGGAATCTTCATCCATCTCTAAATTATTTCCTGTTTCGTCCGCTAGTGTATCCAAATACCCGCGAAAATGAAACCCTCCACAAAATCGGTTGTAATCTATTCGTAGCCTTTCAACTACTTTCATTTGGCCTTCTTCGCATTTGATGACGCCTACATTATATCAATATCTATAAGTACATCTCGTTGAATGAGCCATTGTATAATTATCCGGCACATAATCATGATGGCCTTTAATCATTATTCCGTCGTCGCATTCTGTGCAATAAATAAACGTAATAAAACAAGTCATTTTATTTCTCGGGCATGTTAAATATATATATTATAAAAAGCGTTTAAATTTTCTAATATATATAAAATAAAAATAATAATTATTTATCAAGAATCAAGAATACTTCAACTGGTTTAGACGAACCAGTAAAACCAAAATTTACATGCGTTGAAATAGGCAAATCTTGTTGATTTATTATTTCACCGAAAGGCGCGGGTTTAAATCTTCAAGGTTGTAAAATGTCCCTTTATAATTGCGCCAGAAATTATAGTATGATAACTAATATTCATAAGAAACGAGTTATCATTTATATTAATTTACAATTTTTATAATATATCTCATTGATAATTCACCCAGACAAAAAAATAGTAAATCTAATGGTATATCATCGGTTACTGGTCCATTCGTTACTACTTTATATTTAAATTTGAAACCATCTATCAATTGGTATAACATAAAAATACCGGTTATATAGTGGATTTTAAAACTAATAACCCCTATAATAAAATGTATAATATGGTTTATATTACTAACATTTCCATTCATATAATATATAGGAACATTTTAATTCCTAAACAGGTTAAATCATGATTACTTCTCCATTTTTAAAATCTCCTACTTTATTTCCGACCTCATCATTTTCCATAATTTCATATATTTCTCCATTATTTTCATCATTTGTATAAAAATTTCCACATCCTTCAATTTCAATCATGAAAAATTCTTCTACTTCTTCTACTTCTTCTACTACTTCTACTACTTCTACTACTTCTTCTACTTCTTCTACTTCTTCTACTTCTTCTGCTACTATATCAGCACTTCTTTCGCAAATTGGTTTGTCTTCCTCTTCTTCTTCTTCTTCTTCTTCTTCTTCTTCTTCTTCTTCTTCTTCTTCTTCTTCTTCTTCTTCTTCTTCTTCTTCTTCTTCTGCTTCTCTTGC